TCGCATCACTTGAATTTTAGACTTATTATTGATATGCAGTTACACCCCGTGTCAGACTTTTTGATATCAACTGAGCATGAATATTCGGAGTACGTGCGTAATAACAAGCATCGCGTTCTCAATTTTGTGAATGCCGATAAAAAAATCATTGTTAAGTCAGTGATGGCCCAAACGGTTGACCCTATTTTATTGATTTCAAACATTGGAGATAATAATATGAACTTCAGCGAGTATGCTAAATCATTCATCCAAAACCTTCTGACTCCAACAGACGAATTTAGGGTGCAGTTCAATACCTTTTGCACCAAATACGAAATTGCATCACCTTATTCCATCCTGTATTTTCGGTTGGGGGATTCCGAGTTAGTGAAACAATCTAACGATGAGCTTCTGCTACTGGTTGACGCAACCGTTGTACATGATACCCGCATCATTTCGGATTCTCACGCATTCAATACGTATTTGAGCAAGGTTCGTCCGCACTTGGCGAATCGCATTCATTTGTTGCATTCCACCAAGAAGGATTGGTTGTGGATGTCCACCATGATAAAGGAGACACTGTTTGATTTCTTTTTTATCATGCATGCGCGCAGTGTAAAAACCTATTCAAATAATACCTGGGCGTGCACCTCAAACTGCCACTCGCCAACATGTAGCTGGTGCTCAGCGTTACCTCTTTTTTTTATTGAAAAAAATCATGTACCTCCTTCAAGTAATGTTACAGGGCAGCCCGTGCCAAATAGCTTGCGACACAATCCGGAGATAAATTTATCATTCACAAAAAACTATCATTCGTATCCAACGCTAGAAAAGCGGAACCGTCTCGTTGTGCGAGGCATTCCATCATTGAATCCCAAATGAAAACATTACAATAAATTCGCATGCGTTAAAATGAAATATAAAAAAAGAAAAAATAATATCAAAACACATTCATGAATCTTGAACTGACAAAATTTGACATGCGTTCTATTAGTTTTAAACCGGATGAAAATAAGGGACCGGTGATTGTTTTAATTGGACGACGTGACACGGGAAAAAGTTTTTTGGTGCAGGATCTTATGTATCATCACCAAGATATTCCAATTGGGACAGTAATATCAGGAACAGAAGCTGGAAATGGTTTTTTTGCAGCCCATGTTCCAAAATTGTTTATTCATGATTCTTACAACACAGCAATTATTGAAAATATTCTCAAACGCCAAAAAACAGTTCTCAAGCAAATGAAAAAAGAGATTGAATCATACAAACGATCTACAATTGATCCTCGCACATTTGTTGTTCTTGACGACTGTTTGTACGATAACAAATGGACAAAGGATGTCATGATGAGATTACTTTTCATGAACGGGCGTCATTGGAAAATTATGTTAGTGATTACCATGCAATACCCATTAGGAATTCCACCAAATTTACGAACAAACATTGATTATGTTTTCATATTACGTGAACCATACATTGCAAATCGTAAAAGAATTTATGAAAATTATGCAGGAATGTTTCCCACCTTTGAGAGTTTTTGTCAAGTCATGGATCAATGCACTGAGAATTTTGAATGTTTGGTTATAAATAATAATGCAAAATCAAACAAGTTACAAGAACAAATTTTTTGGTACAAAGCACAGTCACATGGCCCATTCAAGTTAGGGTCAAAAGAATTTTGGGAAATTTCCAAAGACATGAATTCAGATGATGAAGAACAACCGTCATATGATCCAAAAAATTCCGGAAAGAAAGGTCCAAAAATAAATGTGAAAAAAACCAAATGGTAAAATAGAGAGAAAATAATATTAAATGTTAAATGAATTAATATTAATTAAAGTTAATTTCAAGTTTAGGTGTAAACACACACAAGGTACAGATGAATACTAATGAGCTAGAACACTCAACAGTGAATGCGGAAATATGTAAAAAGTTAAATTTTTTTATTGAAAATAAAAAGATTCCAAACATAATATTTCACGGAGTATCTGGATGTGGAAAAAGCACAATTGCATGGAATTTTGTAAAGGCGATATATAATAATGATAAAATAATGAAAGATTATGTAATGCATGTGAATTGTGCTCATGGAAAAGGAATACGGTTTGTACGCGAAGAATTAAAATTTTTTGCAAAAACGAATGTGGATTTGAAAGATGGTGATATTTTTAAAAGCATAATATTACTGAATGCTGATAAGTTGACAACAGATGCTCAATCAGCCTTGAGACGGTGCATTGAATTATTCAGTCACACGACTCGGTTTTTCATAGTTGTGGAAGACAAATGTAAACTATTGCGTCCAATTTTATCGCGTTTTTGTGAAATTCATGTAGAAGAACCTATTATAAATGGATCCCAAATCAATTTACATAAATATTTTATTGAAAAAACATTTTCCGGACCATCTTTGGAAAAGTTAACCAAACAACGCAATGATTGGTTAGAAAAAACACTCTTGTTAAAACAATCATACACGGTGGATGATATTATAAACTTGTCAAATAAATTGTATGAAAAGGCGTACAACAGTATGGATTTATTGAAATGGTTAGAACAAAGAAGTGAATCTGAAATATCATCCGAACAAAAATATGAAAAATTAATTTCATTTGAAAAAATTAGGCATGAATTTAAGAATGAAAAATTAATAATGTTGTTTATGCTACATTTTATTTTACTTCGTTCCAATGATAATTTAGAAAATATTTCATTTATGTAAAACCCAATGGATGATTTCACTCTTGGAAATTTACAAGATTCACGCAATGAATGGTGTTGCAGATTAATCAACATTTTAGCCCCATTGATATTAGAAGGATTCGTCTCTATTTTCACTGAAGCATTCAAATTATGTGAAGACAACCAGGAAGTCGGCAAGTATTTGATGACATTTCAAAACATGCTTTCTCGTGTTCCGAAATGGAACACCTCAATCATTGAAAAAGAAGTCAATAGAATCATTGAAAAGAGTGGTTGCGGGTATTTAGCAGATTTGGTGACATGTGTTCATATTATACAATTGAAAAGTTTAACTTGCATGCGGGTTGGAAGCAAACAAAAAAAAGTGGACATTGATGTCCCCTCATTGAATGACTTCATTCACAAAAACTACATTAACTGCGCCCGAAAACTGTATTCAAACGTGTATTTGTTTGAACGCGGAATACCTCCACTGTCTGTTCAAAAAAATAATAGAGAATTGGATTTGATAATAAAAGAGTGCATTCTAGATAGTATTCGTGATAGCATTCCGATTGATCAAATATTGAAAACTTACATGGATGAAACTATTGAAGATCACACCGAAATAAACTACAAAGAAGAAATTGTTTCTCAAGAACCAGTAAACATACCGGATGATTCTTCAATCAGTACTACCAATGTAACCCAACCCCCAATACAAGAACAACAAACAAACCCAACAACAAAAAAAACAAATGATGCATTTCCAAAGATTCAATTGGCCGAGTCAATGCCCCCTTCTCTCACTCAAAAAACGAGCATTAAATTTGAAGATATGGATCATGCAATTGACAGCAATAACACTGAACATATCATTCATGCACCCAAAACAGACGAACGATTGGAACAAATTAGCAATGAGAGATATTTACAACGAAAAAAACAAGAAGAGAATGAAGAACTTGCAACCATACAAATTGGAGAAGAGGTTCAACTTGATGTGTTAGATGTACACTCACTTGATAATAACTCAATTAAAAATTTAAATAATGAACTACCTGATTTGGAAATAGAAGTTCTCTCTTGAATGTAGAAATATATTCTAATAATTATGTATAATATTATGGTTTTTAATAATAAAAAAGTTATTAGTTATTCATTATGGGGAAATAATCCAACTTATACTATTGGTGCAATTAAAAATGCAGAACAAGCTAAGAAAATTTATCCAGATTTTGAATGTTGGTTTTATATACATCAAAAAACTGTGCCACAAAAAATTATTGATGAATTACAAAAATTTGATAATGTTAAAATTATTTTGAAAAATGGAGATTTAAATACATGTAATCCAATGATGTGGAGATTTGAAGCAATTGATGACCCAGAAGTTGAAATTATGATGTCAAGAGATACTGATAGTCGTTTTTGGTTACGTGAAAAATTAGCTGTTCAGGAATGGTTAAATTCTGATAAATTATTTCATATAATGAGAGACCATCCTTTACATCAACCAAAAATTCTTGGTGGAATGTTTGGAACAAGAAAGATACCAGAAATAAAAAATTGGAAAACTTTAATAGATAATTATGATGTAAAAAAATCATATAATTTTGTACATAATAATGTATTAAATTATGGAAATGACCAATTGTTTTTAGAAGAATATATATATCCAAAAATAAAAGATAATTCAATAATACATGCTAGTTTTTTTAAATATGAAGAGCATGCAAAAGATTTTCCAATACCATTTGATGAAAAATATAATTTTGTTGGGGAATATGTATATGCTGATGAATCAAGAAATCAGCATAATATTAATCAATTAATAAAAGCCGCGGAGGCGAATCGCCTCGTCGGCATAGTCTGAGCAGCTCGGGAAGAACCGGCAGGGCGACGAGGCCCCCGCGCGCATAGATTTAGTTTATTTTTTACATAAAAAAATATTTTCTAATATAAATATAAATGTTGAACTTTTCATCATCTGAGTCTTCTCCGAAGCATCAAGTTGGAATCCAGAGACAAGGTCTCTGTGAAGGTCGTGATAAAAGAAATTGTGTCGTAGCCGACAAATGTGTCCGCAATGAAAATGGTGTCTGGTTTTGCCCGCCAAACAAAGGTCGTGGCGGTATTCGTCTTCCGTCCGGGTTCGAAGAAATGACCCATTCAAATTCCAAAAATCAAAAAAAATAAATTTCAGAAATTAAAAAATTTTTTTATAATTATAATATATAAACCCTTTGATGTCCCGTTCTACTCTCTCTTTTCGCCCCGTAACTACTCCAGTTCGCCCCGCTAATCCTCCAGGAGCTCTTGTCCCTGGTCAAAGACCAGATTTAGCTCTTAATAATGTTCAGTTTGCTGCTGCCCGAGCTGCAAGAGCAAACGGAATTGCACAAGGTGTGACTGGTAGAGCTCTTGAAGTTTTTGTTGCTCAAGCAGCAATGAACGCTAAATAAAATAAAAATATTTATTATTATATCATTTAAGCCCAATCAAATGCATGGAATTGTGAATTCGTATAAACATGAAATGTTTTCATTTTATGTTTATATATACTATTTAGAAATGAATAATATATATTTTATTAGTGGTGTTATTTCATTAATTTATTTCATCATTAAAGTTATTGAATTGCGTTTCAACAATTCAAACACTGATGAATCAAAACCATTCAAACCAATTTTCAAAGAAACGGTGTTAGTATACACATCCTGTCTCGTTGGATTTTATCTTATTACTCAATTTGAAGAAAAAAATGAAAAATTGTTTTCAAAGGATGTTCCAGTTTTCACAAGCAATGCTGATTTTTAATATTATACCTATATATATATACGCTAACTATATGGAAAGAATTAAATCTTTTTTTAGAAGCTTTACTAGTAGTAAGCAACCAGTCAAACAATCCAAGTTTTATACACGCAAAAACAGGGGAATCACAAAAAGCGTAAAATATCCTGTATATAATCCTTCTGTAGTAGACAGGGGAACTGCTATTTCAAATTATGCGAAAGAGTACGAGAAGCATCCATACGGAATATGTAGCGAATGTTTTGAGAATGGTATTACTGATAACACCCATAGCGCAGTTGATCATTATGCACCCCTCCAGCGTGAAAGACGATATAAAAATAAACAACCTATCAGAATAAATACATATATATCACCGTTTATTTGTTTGGATGACCACATGAAAACGAAGTATCAATATGATGAATCCTTATATGAAACGGTTTGGACTAATCTTTCTTATTGTATTAACCAAGTGCTAGTTCGTTTTCCAACCCTGTATAATGTTTATTCCAAATATCCAAACGCGATTTATGATAGAGAAGGGCCACGAATTTATCGTGATGATTGGAGAAAATTCAATTATCCGCAGCTAAAAAAAATTGCACAAAAATTAGCAATGGAATTACTGTCAAATGGTATAATATTGAGATCAGTTATTACTCATGGAATGCAACATTATGCTGAAACAATATGTTATACAATAATAAGAATTTACTTAGATTTAACTGAATGGCAAAATATTTATAAAAACTATGCATTTGATGACATTTTGGATGAACAAGGCATATATAATTGTAAAGAAGCGGCTCAACATATTATAAATGCAATTCTATGTGGAACAACAATATGTAAAACTGTACGTATTGATAAGTATTTGAAAGATATATTGCAATTTGTTCGTACTCAAAAATAAACGTAGTAAATTCACAAATCAAAATATATTATCAAACTAAATGAATATTTTTAGAAACAAATACTTGAGTCTGTTTGACAATGTTGAAGTTGAATCTGATTTTATTGGGAAAAATCAATCAAACAATGAAACCAATTTTTGTGTCATTGTTGATTCCCGTAGTGATCCCATATTAATTCGTGTAATCAAAAACTTTTATTATATAATGAAAAAACACGGTTGGAAGTTTGTTGTGTGGCACGGATTAGAAAATGAAAACATGTTGAAAAGTGAATTGTCCAATTTTGACGTGCATTATATTTCTCTTATGTGTGACACCTTTACAATTCATGATTACAATAAACTGTTGTGTAGTGCATTCTTTTGGGAAAAAATGCAAATGTTAAATTGTGAATATGCACTCATATTCCAATCGGATGTCATTCTTTTGAAACCAATTGATGATGCTTTTTTTAAATATGACTATGTTGGTGCCCCATGGAAAGAACCTGTATTCATTACAATTAATAACAAATCAGTAATTATGTTAATTGGAAATGGGGGGTTATCTTTACGCCGAGTTTCCAAAATGTTGAATATTGTCAATACATATTCATGGAATGGTTCAATGCCAGAAGATGTTTATTTTTCATATTGGTTAAGGTTAACAAATTCCATTATTCCAAGTAAAGATGAAGCCGAACAATTTTGCATGGAAAGTATTTTTAACCCTTGTGCTTGTGGAATTCATGGCAAGCTAGATTGGACAACTGACGAATTCAATAAAATGATGGAAAAATATTGTAAATAAATAATATTAACGCAATTGAATTAATAAACCATGGATACAACGATTCTGCTGCCTGTTCTTTTTATCACATTGTTATGGGGAACTATGCCTGTTCTACAGAAGAATTTACTTGATCATCATGGCAAGTACAATATTCTTTTTGTCACCAATATCTGTTATTCTATCGTTCTCATTCTTTACCCTCCGAGAGGTGAATAAATACTACATGGACAAACTGCCGGATATTTCATCCAGTAAGAGCAGTTGATATGAAAATAAAACCAAGAAAAAAGTCAAGATGTCATTCCAAAAATGTATGAAAATGAAAAAAAATTGAAATGCTTTTTTCATTTGTCTTGTTGTGTTCAGGCTTCCCAACAGATTTAAATTTCAAAGAATTCTTTCGACAATCGTCTGTTCCTGATTTAAAAATGAAACAACCCGCACTTCGTGTCATCGCCCAAAGTCCTGCGTTGTTATCCAAGCATCTCAATGATGTCAAACGTCATTTTGATGAACTGGATGCAGTTGCAGCCAAGGCAACCCCGTATCAACACATGCGTCGCAAACACACAAAACCGATTCTGGCTCTTATGAAAGAAATTGGTGATGAACGCAAAATGGTCATTCGAATGGTTCAGGTTCAACACGAGCAAATCAACAAATACCGCAAAAGCATTCGTGATGGGCGCAAAACTGTGAAACGTGGTGCGCCGGCTTCATTGGAATCCGTCACCATGGAAACCATGGTCCAAATGACGCTGCGAGTTATCCAAGACATGAAGGATGCGATTCCCAACCTGATTGAGCCATTGGTCGCGCGCATCTACAAACGCCTTTCCAAACTTCAAAAACACATGCAATTATTCAAACAATACACGGAATCGGAATTTTGCACAATGTACATCAACCACGTGCCAGATGATTGCAGGTGCGATTGTCCTCCGTGTCGCCAGTGTCAATGCCACGAATGTCATGAAGGCAACTGCAGCCGCGATGTCGTGTGGGCCCAATAGGTGAGATGCATAAAAACCCAAAACAAAAAACAAAAAACAAAAAACAAAAAACAAAAAACATTTTTTTATCATATGAAATATAAAAATGTCGTCAATCAGTTTTGATTCGGTTCCTGCATCTAAAGGAATAGTTGGAAACATTAAGCAATCTGTTATACAGTCAGGAGTTAATGCAGCACTGAACAACTCAGGTGTTATGCGTCATGGACTGAATGCAAACTATTACGCAAATCATGGACGTCCAGGAATGGCAGTGCGCGAAGGTGCAGCTGCCGTATGGGATGCAGTGAGTGGAAGTCGCAAATGAACCTGTCAAAATTATATGTCGAGTCGCAAACAGATTAATAAATTAATGCCTGTACTTAGTCTTGCCATTTTTACACTTTCTTGATTTGTGCCTGCCACCTGTTGTTTGCCTTGGTTGTTTTGAACGCGGTCGTCCAAGTGTTCTGGAAATGGCATTTTTGATATAGGCGAGCCTCCTTGGATTTGCAAGGTATTGTTCATATATATCTTTATATATATCTTCATACACTTCTTTATAATAATTGCATTTTTTTATCAAATCCATCAAATGTAATGGTGGTAATAGGAAGTGAGAATCACTATCAAGCCATTGTCTAATATTCTTCATTATTTGAGAATTCACATAATTTTCCACAATAGTTTCATATGATTCGCGAGTTTCATTTTGGATTTCCTCCATGTAGTCAATGAAGTCGCGACTTTTTGTCATTCTCATGACCTTAGGCATAAACCTATCCATGTCATCATACTTCAAAGGTTGGCGCTTGAAGGACACCTCACAAATGGTGCCAACGCTGACCTGGACTCAAATGATTTTTTTTGTGGTGTTTGTTACATGTTGTCTCTTGTGGGCCAATATGCTGTTTGCCACCCTCATCGAGTCATACCACAATGCGAATGACATTGCGTTTATCGTGGTCGTTACCTCGTGTTACCCGATTGTGACAGGATTACTTTCGTCATGGTATTTCAACGAACCGATTACGAATTCCATGTGGATGGGTATGGTTTTGGTGGGTTTTGGTATTGCGTTGGCTGCAAGAGGCACGAGCATGAAGAAATAAAATTGCTGAATGTCCAACGTCACAGATGTCGATGGTCTTGGTGTGAGGCTTTAATTGAATGTGAATTAAAAAAAACCGAAAAGTAAAAATAAAAAATACTTACCTTTATCTTACCAGAGTTATACCTGAGATGGCTCAAAAGTTGACGTATCGCCGATATATGGTTATGAAGATACTCTTCTCGACGTAGAGTGAAGTTTCTCCGGTCTCGGTGTTCTCAGCAACATCCACCTGAGACGCCATTGTCGACCTCCCCTTGCATTCAATAACAAATTCCCTCTCCTCATCAAGTTGCTCTTTATATTTTTCCAAAGCTGCGTCGCGTGCAGCTTCGTACGAAGCGTACAGCTCCTGGTACACTTCTTGATTTTCAATAACGATGTAAACGATCCTTGACATGCTTGACGACGTGGATTGATATGAACACTAATCATTGTAGACAAATAAAATTCAAATCAATTTTTTTT